CTAATTTGCTGCAATTGCAGCCAGCCAGTGCGGTAGAGGAGAAGATTAAATCCATCGAGGCGCAGATGCTCGCAGTTGGCGCGCACATGATCACGGAGCGCGGCGATAACGAAACAGCCGAGGCCGCGCGAATTGACGCCAGCAGCAAATCAAGCGCACTGCTAACCGCGTCCGACAACGTCAGCGAGGCCATCGAGGCGGCGCTAGAGGATGCTGCGCTGTACATGAATGCCAATCCTGACGAGGTGCTGTTTAAGCTCAACCGCGAGTTCTACCCGCGCAACGTATCGGCACAAGACATTATGGCCGCTATCCAGTTGCAAGACCGTGGAATCATCGCCAAGGCCGACACTCGCACAATGCTGCGTGGCACGCCTTATCTCGAAAGCGACCGCACCGACGAAGAGTTAGATGACGAGGCGCTAGAGGTGGGCTTTGATTTGCCGGTCGAGCCAGAAGAGCCAGTGGAGTCTGAGGCGTGAGTTCTGACGGCTACCTGCTAAACGCATTCACGCGACGGCAGATATTTAATCAGCGGTTTGCGGCTTCACTGTCACGCCGGTCGCTCCCGTATCTGGCGCAAATGAAGCGGGAAATTCAGCTTGCCTTGCTGATGGCCGACCTTAGTGGCGAGGACGCTGCAAGCCTTGGCGCTGCATTGGCTGCTGTCGAGGTGGCCGCTATAGCCGTGACCGATCGAATGCTGCTGGAAATAATGCCCGAGCTGCTGGCGTTTGCTGACGCTGAAAGCAAGTTCGCCCAGCAGGCATTGGCCGGAGCTACTGACGCAAGGGTCGATAACGCCAAGCGCTCAGCCGTGGTTAAGGGTGTGCGCTCGCAAAAGCTTGAGCTAATCAGCGGCAAGACCGTACAAAAGGCGACAATCCCGCAGATGTTCCGCATATTTGCCAGAGGCATTGCGCGGGAAGTTGGAACGTCCGTTAATGCTGGCATCGTCAACGGCACGCCATCGCCTGACATTGTGCGCCGCGCCATGGAGCTGATCGACACGCGGGCCAAGATGCAGGCTGACAACCTGATGCGCACATCTACCAATCATGCCGGAGGTGTTGCGCGGTCTGAAACGTATGCGGCGAATAAGGGCGTAGTGCAGGCTGAAAAGTTTATAGCAATCCTCGATAGCAATACCACGATAACCTGCGCATCACTTGACGGGCATATATTCCCCATTGGCGAAGGCCCGCACCCTGCTTTGCACTGGGGCTGCCGATCCGTCCGGGTGCCGCTTGTACAGCAGGGCGTATCTTTGCCGCTTCCAGGTGGCCGCGCTACGCCTGCAACCGTTGCGCCTGTATCGGCTCGCGTGACCTATGGCGGATGGCTCAAGAAGCAGCCTGCATCTGTGCAGGACGAAGTATTGGGCATCGAGCGCGCCAAGCTGTTCCGGTCTGGAAAGCTGAGCATTGGCAAATTCACGGATGACACCGGCAAGGTCTACACGCTTGATCAGTTGAAAAAGCTAGAGCCTTTAGCGTTTGAGTAGTTGGCACGCGACTTGCAGCGCATGATAACTTGGCATATCCTTTGCTTGTCGCGCACGGGCTGCGCAATCAATGCTACGGGGTAGCCAATGTTAAAGTTTGAAGTGGAAAGCCTTGAGGGTCTGGACGAAGGCATCAAGAGCCTTTACGAGCAGAAGGGCGAAAAGTTCCGATTAAAGGTTGAGGGCATTGACCCTGCCGACGAATTGAAAGAGGCGCTGCGCAAAGAGCGCGACGAACGCAAGGCGGCAAAAGAAAAGCTGACCGAGTTTGAGCGTATGCAGCATGAAGCCGAGGCGAAACGCTTAGAAGAAACGCAGCAATTCGAGTCGCTGTATAAAAACACCAAGACCGAACTTGAAAAGAAAGCAACCGAGCTTGAAGAATTCCGACGCAAGATCGCTGATAAAGAGCGCGGCGAGCTGGCCACAAGCCTGACCAACTCACTGACCCGCGACACGGCGCGCGCTGAACTGCTGAAAAAAGAAGCACTGCATTACATCCAACACACCGCAGACGGTGTGGTTATTTCCGGGCCTGATGGCACCATGACTGCGGAGCAGTTGGGCAAGCATCTGGCGCAGCGTTATCCGTTCTTAGTGGACGGCAATCAGGCAAGCGGCGGGGACGCACCTGGCAGCAAACAGCACGGCGGGGCCGTCAAAAAGTTTAACGAATACACCGGGGCAGAGCTTGTGCAACTGCGCAAGGATGACCCATCGCTTTATGACCGCCTTAAAACCGCGCATTACGCCACTAACTGAGGTTTAAAACCATGGCTACCGTACAACTCGCTGACATCATTGACGTAACGGTCTTTCAAGACCTGCCAGCCGTCAACTCCCCTGAAAAGACCGCGTTTTTCCAGTCGGGTGTAGTTACCCGCAATACCTTGCTCGACAGCATCGCAACCGCTGCCGGCAAGTTTGCTGAGCTGCCTTTCTGGAAAGACATTGACGCGACCGTCGCGCCGAACCTGTCTAACGACAACCCGGCATCGCTGGCTACCCCTGACAAGATCGTGCAAGGCGAGCAGTCTGCGCGTAAAGCGTTCCTGAACAAGGGCTTGTCCGCTACAGACCTAGCGTCTGAGATTGCCATGGGGCCGCGCGCTATGGAGCATATCCGCAACCGCGTTGACACCTACTGGATGCGCCAGTGGCAGCGCCGTTTGATCGCTTCCTGTAACGGCGTGCTGGCTGACAACGTGGCGTCCAACGGCGGCGACATGGTTGTGAACGTGGCTGTTGAGTCTACCGCCTCGCAAACCGCGACCACCCGATTCAACCGCGACACGTTCACCGATGCCGTGTACACCATGGGCGATGCTGCTGATGGTCTGCGCGCAATCGCCGTTCACTCTGCCGTTATGAAGCAGATGGTTAAGAACGATGACATTGTGTACATCCCCGACAGCCAAGGGCAGTTGATCATCCCGACCTACATGGGTCTGCGCGTGATCGTTGACGACGGCCTGCCTGTTGTTGCTGGCACCACTAGCGGCTTCAAATACACCAGCGTTATTTTTGGTGAAGGCGCGTTCGGTTGGGGCGATGGCGCACCGATCAACCCAGTTGAGGTTGATCGAGAAGCTGCGCAAGGCAACGGCGCAGGCATTGAAACCCTGTGGACTCGCAAGACCTGGCTGCTGCATCCGTTTGGCTACAAGAACACCGGCACGCCTGCTGCCGTTTCGTTCTCGCTGGCTGAGCTGGCTGCTGCTACCACTTGGGAGCGCGTGATTGAGCGTAAGAACGTGCCTATCTCATTTATTGTGACGAACTAAGCACGGCAGAACAGAAAGCCCGCTTCGGCGGGTTTTCTTTTGACTAAGCAAAAGCTATGCCATAATTAGTAAAAATACGGAGGACGCCATGAGCGATTTAAACGAAGATGGATTGATTCCAGGCCAGCCTGTTGACTTTGCAACCATTCAGCGAATCGAACGCGCAAAATCACCAGAGCAGCAAGCCGAGCAAGCGCAGAACCTGCAAGCAAAGCCGGAGGTACGCCGTGGCCGTCCGCCTCGCAACGCTACAGAGTAAGATTGGCCTAGGCTGGTATTTGCAGCAGCAGCGCAAGCGCCGGAAGGATGACCAGCAAGCGCCGGAGGTGTTATCGCAGCCAACGGTTAGCGGCGGCACCGCGCCAACTGAAACTGTCGAAGTATCAGACTCGGTAAGCTTTCGCGGCGCAGAGCCTATTTCGTTCAGCTATCAATGGCAGGCTAACGGCGTAGACATTCCAGGCGCGACACTTAAAACGCTTTTGCTGTTGGTTGGAATGGTTGGCCAGACAATCCGCTGTCTTGTTACCGCGACCAATGCCTTTGGTTCTGCTTCGGCGTTTAGCGTATCAATAGTGGTGGTGATTTGAGTAGGCCGACATATACGATTCAGGACTTCGGGCCTGCTGATCTGCTGACTAGCGAGCGCGAAGGCCTGCGCCGTATGCGCGTTGACGTTGGTCAAACCGGCTTTTTCGAGGGGCGCGAGTTCCGCACGTTTCGCGAGTTTAGCATTGCCAACGGTGCGTCACTGTATATCAAGTTCACAAGCCCGGTGGACTTTATTCTGTTTGAGCAAAGCCTGACGGTAGACGCAGGATCGGTGCGGTTCACTGCGCTTACCGGGGCGGCCGAGGCGACGACGTTTAATATCGCGCTGCCAGTTGTCGGCAAAAACCGCATGGCGGCACGTCCTGAGCCGTTCTACGCTGCGCAGGTTGAAGTATCGACAGGCGGCACAGTAACAGGCGGCACGATAGTTGAAGTCTTCCGCGTTGTGGCGGCTAACTCGACAGCCCAGCAGTCAACCGTTGGCGGTGCGGCGCAGAGTGAGCGCGGCCTAAATGCCGGTACGTACTATCTGCGCATTGAAAATATTGGAAACGGAACGGCGACCGGGGTTTATTCGCTGTTTTGGGAGGAGCGACCGTGATCGGATACGCAACAGAATCAGAATTAACAGCCTATGCGGCTGCGCGCGGCATTACGCTGACCAAGGCTGAGGGCGTGCTATTAACGCTCGCTCTGGACTACTTGGCGACATATGACAACCGCTGGAAGGGCGAAAAAACCGACCCCGGCCAGGCGCTTGCATGGCCGCGTAAGATGGTGGTAGTGCGCTCCGTTGAGCTTCCTGATGATGCAGTCCCGGCAGACATTAAAAGCGCACAGCTACAGCTCGCCGTATACGCTGACAAAATGGATCTGATGCCGGTAATTGGCGTGAATGCTACCGGCGCTATCACTGGCAAGTCAGTGGGCGACGTTTCCGTCAGCTATAGCGATGGGTCACGCAACAAAGCGCCGCTATTCCCGACAGTGTCGCGCCTGCTAGCTGACTATCTGGCCATGGGCGGTGGTTCAAACTTCAATGTGAGTCGGCTCTAATGGCAGCCAAGATTCAGCGTAGCGGGCTAACAATGGCGCAGATACTCAAGCGCCTACAGGACAGCTCAATTACCGTGGGCGTGCATAAAGACGCCGGCAGCTATGAGGGCGGTGAGAGCGTTGTAGATGTGGCCACTTATAACGAGTTCGGCACACCTGATATTCCCGAGCGTTCTTTCCTTCGCTCTACAATAGGCAATAATCGTGCCAAGTATAAAGGCGAGTTTGAGAAAGCCTACCTTGAGGCAATCAGGGGCGGTATGAATCTCCGCGCCGCTGCTGGCTTTATCGGTAACGTGGCGCGTGATGACATCAAGAAAACCATTAAGGACATGAAAGAGCCGGGGAACGCACCTAGCACTATCGCCAAAAAAGGCTTTGACGATCCGCTAATCGAGACTCGCAAGTTGTGGGCGTCAATCAAATGGAAGTATCACTATGAGTAGCCTTATAGACTTTGGCACAGATTTTGCCGAACTGCTGGAGCCGTGGACGGGTACGCGCGCAGGCGCAGGCACGGACGATGCCGAGGGTAATTTTGTCCCCGGAGCTACCGTGCCGCTATCGTTCAGCGCCACGCCACCGCAACCTATCAATCAGAATGACTTGGTGATG